ACATTCTACGGATATATTGATGACGTTCTCGAAGGACGCATCTTAGCGTGCGAACTGGTCAAGGCCGCATGCAAGCGGCACATGGATGACTTGGCTAAGCAGTCTACATCTGAGTTCCCGTATCATTTTGATGAAGCTGTTGCGGCTAAAGCTGTACGGTTTTATCCGATGATTATTAGGCACTCGATTGGCCGGTATGCTGGCATGCCGTTTGAGCTTGAGCCATGGCAAGTATTCTGCACTGGTTCGATATTTGGATGGCTCTGTGACTCTGATCGCACTCGCCGTTTCCGCCGCACATATCGCAGCGTAGCCCGCAAGAATGGCAAGTCTAGCTGGGCTGCTGGTGAGTCGATTTACATGGCTGGATTTGACATTAACCCACTACGAGGCAAACCAGAGCCTGTTGCCCAGGTGGTATTGTCTGCCACAAAGCGAGATCAGGTTGACCGTGTAGTCTTTGCGGAAATTGAACGCATGCTGCGGAAATCAGCAACCCTCGAAAAGCGTGCTCGGTCTGTCCGGCGTGAAGTCAGATTCCGTGAGAACGACGGGCTAATCATGACCACCGGCTCGGATAAACCGTATGACGGTCTAAACCCGCACTGCGTTGTCATGGACGAATTGCACGCATGGAGGGAACATCATCGGCAATTCTACGACACCATGGTGACCGGCTCAGGCTTTCGTGACCAACCGCTAATCTCGATGATTACTACCGCCGGCGATGACAAATCGTACTTATGGAACGAGGTCTACGAATATGCCTCGAAGATTACCAAAGGCGTAGTCAGCGACGAACGGTTCTTTGCCTATGTCGCTGAATTAGATGAACATGACGATGCCCTCGACGAACGCAACTGGATCAAGGCTAATCCCAATCTTGGCGTATCGGTTTCAATGGATTATCTGCGTCAGCAGGCGACCGAGGCCAAGGCGAGTAGTGTCGCACTAAACCGGTTTAATCGGTATCACGCCAATCGCAAGGTTACCAGCATTGAGCAAGCATTCCTTATGCACGAATGGGATTCTTGTCGTGGCGAATATGCAGACTGGTCGACCGCTGATGTTGTCACTGCCGCAGTAGACTTAGGTGGCCGTGATGACTTGGCCGCTTATGCCTTATGTGCTCGATTTCCGTTGCCTGATAAGGATGGCATGCCTGTTTGGCGATACGAGATCAAGGTCCGAGCCTATATTGCTGCGGATACTAATCGTGACCTGCGAGCGGAGCCATTCAATTCATGGGTTTACAACGACCTGATACGCAAACGGCAGTTTGTTATTCCGGAACTGCGGGATTCATTGCTGGAAGATTGCCGAACTTATGGCGTTAGCACTGTAGCCTATGACCCATATAACGGTCAGCAACTTAATGAGGAGTTAGCACAAGAGGGGCTGACTGCGGCTCGCATGGCTCAGAATTGTGCCAACTTCAATGAACCAATCCATGACATTATGCTTTGCATTAGAGAAAAGCGATTATTGCATGATGGCAATCCGCTTTTGCGTTGGTGTGCAAATAATGCGAAAATCATACGGAACAGACAAGACCTGTGGATGTACGACAAGCGGGATTCAAACGACAAAATTGACCCGATAGTAGCAGCAACAATGGCATTTAGATTGGCAACGCTCGCAGCCCCCAAAGCTAGTGGCAGTCTATTTTTAATTTAGGATTAGTGGCATGGCAGCAAGTGGTGGCATCAATTCACTAGTTAAATGGCTGAGATCGGCATTGGCTGGTACACAGAGCGAGCGTGTTACCGCTGATCGAGCCTTGACTTATCCGCCGGTATGGCATTGCGTCAGTAAGATCACTGGTGCGTTTATGATTATGCCGCTCAACGTGCATCGTGTTGTGGGTCGTGAAAAGACGATCCAAGATCGCCACCCAGCATACAAGCTTATGCGTTGGCGACCAAACTCAATGCAGACGCCTGCCCAGTGGAAGCGGCAGATGATGTGTCATGCTTTGCTATGGGGTAATGCTCGCTCATATATCCGGCGTGAAAATGGCGTACCGGTCGAACTAATCCCATTGATGCCGGATCGCACAACGACCGAATTGTACGAAGGCGAAAAGCTGACCATGACGGTCATTGACCGTGATAGTCGTCTGAGCCTATACGAAGATATGGGCAAGAACCCAGAAAAGACATTGATCTTTCGTGACAATGAAGTCTGGCATGTTCCTGGCTTAGGCTTCGACGGTATCGAGGGCAAAAGTCTAATCGAGGTGGCATCGCAATCTTGGGGTATTGGCTTGGACCTGCAACAGCACATCGCTAACCAACAGAAAAAGGGTTATGCCGGTGGACTGATGCTCGAAGCTCCGATGGGTGCGTTCCGGAACGAAGGCGATGCTAAAGAGTTCCTAAAGTCTTTCCGTGAGTCGCACGAGGGCTCGGATAATGCCGGAAAAATCGGCATGCTGCGTGAAGGCATCAAGGCCAACATTCTTGCCATGAACAATGCTGATGCTCAATTTATCGAGCAACGTAGATTCCAGCGTGAAGATGCTGCTTTGCTGTTTCTGCTCGAAGGCATCTTGGGCGATTCATCCAACGCCTCGTTTGCCAGTCTGGAACAACGCAATTTATCGTATCGGCAAAATTGTTTAGCTCCGTGGACGACTGCATGGGAAGAAGAATCGGAATTAAAGCTGCTGACGGAAAGTGAACGCAATCGAGGCTATTATTTTAAGTTTAATGATGGTGCACTATTGCGCACTGAGAAGTCTGTAACCATGGCATTTGGCTCGCAGGGTATTGCTGCCCGTGTTTTGTCGCCAAATGAAGTCCGTGAATTATTCGACCTCAACCCATACGAAGGCGGCGATGAATACGAGAATCCAGCCATCACGCCGGGGTCAGCAGTAGATTCACCTGACCAACCGGACCCTGAGGATGATTCTCCAGACATGGCGGAACCCACCAACCGAGCCATGGAATTGATGATTCGCAATTTGCTCAGTGTGGAGGCTAAACGCATTCAAGACTACTCCAAGAATCCCAGCAACTTTATTGATAAGTGCGAAAACTGGTATCAGACTTGGGAACGTAAATTAGCTGATGACATTGAGACTTTGGGTGGTGACCGCAAGATTGCCACGGAACATTGCAATGAAAGCAAGACTCGCATTTTGGCGGCTACGGATTGCCAGCCCGAGGAATTGCAATCGAAGATTGGTCAAGCAACAGCCAACTGGACCAACCGGGTTTATAACTTAATTGAGGAAATACAAAAATGCTTAAAGTAAACGCATCGCTTGGCGAAATCTATATCTACGACACCATCGGAAAAGATTGGTTCGGTGGTGGCATTGATTCCAAGCAAGTTATTGACGCACTTAACGAACTTGGCGGAAAGCGAGCCTTAGTCCGCATCAATAGCCCAGGTGGCGTAGCCGACGAAGGCATTGCTATCTTCAACGCACTAAAGCGCTATCATGGTGGTGTGGATACAGTAGTCGACGCCCTAGCGGCATCTGCTGCCTCTGTGATCGCTTTGGCTGGGGAATCCAGGCTAACTGCCCCCGGTGCCCGCTGGATGATCCATAGAGCCATGACCGTCAGCGTTGGCAATGCGGAAGATATGCGGAAGGCGGCTGACGTTTTGCAAGCTTATGATGATTCGCTTGTAGAAATCTACAGCCAATACATGACGGAAGGACAGGACATTCTGGCCCTGATGACAGAGGAAACTTGGTTCACTACCGAGTCAGCTATTGAGGCCGGCTTGTCCAATGGCACTGTGGCTAGCGTAGAGATGCCTGCGGCGATGAACGCTGCATGGTTTAAGCATACGCCCGAGGATTTGGTAGCAGCACCAATGGCAATGTTTAAGCCTAAAATTCAGTCCGCTTCGTTTATGCAGAAATTTTACTCAAGGTAGTTGTTATAAGAATTAGCATGTGCTAATTTATAAGGACTAGCAAAAAACAAGTAGCAACTAGTTAGCGGCGAAAGTTTGACGGCTGGAAATGTGTTTACATTTTCTGTCTCAAGCTCTGCCGCTAACTGCGTTTCTGGGCTTGGGGCGCAAGCAACAAGGAATAGAAACATGAAGTCTGCTATGGAAATTCGCAACGAACTTTCGGAAATCGTTGCCAAGGCTGAAGCTCTCCACGATCTTGTTAGCCAAGAACAACGTGAATTGAGCGATGTTGAAAAGTCTGAAATCAGCAATCTGTCTGATCGCCGTGAAGTCCTGAACAAAGACTTGGATACCGCCATCAAGTACGAGGCCATCGTAGCCTCCAAGCTGGAAGGCAAGGTACAGGCTCGTCGTGAGTCCAACAAGTCTGACGCTGCAAAGTTGCCAGTGCGTGTTCTATCGAACTTCCGCAAGGGCGTATTTAACTCTGCGGAAGAAGCTTATGACTCGGGCCAATTTCTATTGGCTGCGATTTTCAACAATCGCAAGTCCAAGGAATATTGCCGTGAGCGTGGCCTGATCCGCAACGCCATGACCACCGGCGATAACACCAAGGGTGGCTTTTTGGTCCCTGAACCACTCGAAGCCTCGATTATTGAACTGCGTGAACAGTTTGGTATTTTCGCCCAGTATGCACAACCTTGGACGATGAGCGACAGTGTACAAAATGTACCTAAGCTGTCTGATGAGATCAGTGCTTACTTCGTCGGCGAAAACTCGGCTATCACGACTTCCGACATCGCCCTGAACTTGGTGCGTTTGGAAGCCAAGAAGCTGGCAACGCTGACCGCTGTTAGCAGCGAATTAAACGAGGATTCAGTGCTGAGTGTTGCGGAAACGCTGGCTCGCTCGATTGCCCAAAAGTTCGCCAATACGGAAGATGACTGCGGCTGGAACGGTGACGGCACGAGCACCTACGGCGGAATCGTTGGCGTCAAGTCAGCACTTGCCGCTGGTAGCATCTACGATGCTATCTCCGGTAACAATACCTTCGGAACTTTGGATCTCGAAGATTTCGAGGCAGTTATCGGAAAACGTAAGATGTTCGGCGGTAGCTCGCCACGCTGGTTTATCAGCCAGAACGGTTGGGCCAATAGCATGCTGCGTTTGGCTATGGCTGCTGGTGCTAATACTGGCATGAGCATTGCTGACGGTATGCCGCTGCAATTCATGGGCTACCCAGTAGTGATCAGCCAAGTCTTGCCAAGTGCTCTCACCAGCACCGGCTCGACGATTGCATGCTACTTCGGTGACCTGGCACAAGCTGCAATCCTCGGTCGTCGTCGTGGCCTGAGCATCCAAGCTGATGCCAGCTACTACTTCAATCAAGATGCAATTGCTATCCGTAGCACTCAGCGTTTCGACATCAACGTCCATGACCGTGGCACCGCATCTGCTGCCGGTGGTCTGATCGCCCTGAAGTTTGCTGCCTAATCCATCGAGCCATCGTTCGCTCCGGTGGACCCGCCCTAGTCTAGCTTCGGCTAGCTAGGGCAACTTTAGAATCAAGCTTAAAATCATCATAGGATATTAAAAATGAAACCTTCGCAAGCTGTTGTGCGTTCTTCCGTCCTGGCTCCGATTGCAGCAGCAACGACTGCTCGCACTGCGGCCATTGACTGTCAAGGTGCTGACTACGCCATCATCGTGTTCCACATCGGTGCGGAATTGAATACCAATTCGACCAATGTGGCCTTGAATCTCAAGGAATCTGACACCAATGCTGCCACGGCATACGTCACGTTCAACAGTTCTTTCGCTGTGACCGCAGACAATACCAATGCTACGGTACAAGTGTTCAACGTTGACCTAAAGGGCCGCAAGCGATACCTGCAAGTCAGCGTTACACCTGATACGACCACCAATGGCACTGTGATTTCTTCATGCAGTGTAGGATTGGTCAAGGAAGTCCAAGGTGCTAACAGCGGAAACGCTGACCAAGTAGTCGTTGGCTAAATTTAACACCCATCGGAGCGAACAAGATGGAATTGAAAGTAGCGGCTGTGATGACAGCCCCGCGGTATGAGAATACGACTTGCCGGAACTACATTGAGCGAGCACTTAAGAAACTGCAAATACCATTGACAGTTTCCGGTGGCGTGTACTACGGCCAGTGTATGCAGAAGATGTTTGAGCAATTGGTGTATACTGATTGCCAGTACATCGTGACGGTTGATGGCGACTCGTTTTTTACTGACAAGCAATTACTGCGTATGATCTCGGTGATCCATCAGGAAGATCAGATCGACGCACTGGCCTCGATGCAAGTACGGCGAGGCAAGCCAACGTTGCTAGGTACAGTACATGGCGGTCGCAAGGTTGGCGATGATACGATGCAGATTGACTTTAACGGCTATCCGCTGAAGGCACGCACGGCACATTTTGGCCTGACGGTGCTTGATGTTGCCAAACTGCGGAAAGTCGAAAAGCCTTGGTTCTTTGCGGAACCTAATGCTGACGGTGGATGGGATGGTGACAAAGTTGATGACGATGTGTGGTTTTGGTTACAGTGGGAACGGGCCGGCAATTCGGTCTACATTGACTGCGACACACGCATCGGCCACCTAGAGGAAATGGTAGCCTGCTTTGACAGTAAGATGCAGCCTATGCACCTTTACCCGTCAGATTGGCTGACAGCACATGAAGCTTGAAATCGTTAAACGCTGGGCTGGGTTTAGACTTGGCTCGCTGATAGATATAGATGATGGACTTGCAAATCTGCTAATCCGCAAGGGAATCGCAATTCATGTCGGAAACAGAAACGTCGAGAGCGATGCTGGTAACGGCTCCGGTCAGCGAGCCAATAACCCTAGCGGAAGCGAAGAAGCAGCTCGAACTGTCCCCAACGGATACGGCTCACGACGCCCAGCTAAGCCTACTAATCCAGGCCGCAAGGGAACAATGGGAAGCTGATACCGACTCAGCTTGTCTGACGCAGACTTGGAAGGTTACTGCGGAAGAATTTGATGACGACGAGATATATCTTCCCAAGCGACCTGTGCAATCCATCACGCATGTTAAATACTACGATTCCGGCGATGTGCTGCAAACTTTGAGCACCTCGGTTTATGATCTTGACCAATCATGTCGAGCAGTCAGGCTTAAGAATTTGCAAGTATGGCCTGCTGTATCTGATCGCTGGGATGCCATTACGATTACCTACGTTGCTGGATACGCACAATCATACCTCGTTCCGGCTATTGCGAAGCACG